CAGAGAAGATAATTCTAGAACCAACAATTTCAAAACCAATTCCAGGTTCCTGTATAACACCATTTAACTGACAAATAATATTGTTCTCAGGTAAGATTGTATTTGATTGTACACCATCAGTTAAAGTCAATGAGTAGAACACTCCATTTAACTTTAAGTTGAATGAGTTACGTAATGAATCAAAGTCGAATGATATATCATCTAATTGTCTTAACTTACCTTTATATACACCGTGGAAAGTTGATCCTATAGCAGGTGCTTCAGTAAACTGTATGTTATCTGAGAATGCTGTGAATGCGTAGTCAGCACCAGGTGGTTGTAAGATACCATTCACAAAGATCATCATATGTCCTGCGGGATCTGGGAAGTATTGTGTACCATTTCCTTGAGTTAGTTTAAATGCCTTTTGTACACCATCAAATCCTCTAAAGAATCTACGTACTCTACCTCTTAAAGATCTAGCAGATGAACAAGCACCTTTGAAACCATTGTCTCCAATAATTTGTGAGTTCTTCTGGAATGTTCCACTTGTTCCTTCTAAGTGGAGAACAGCACGAGTACCAAACTGTGTAATCTTAGCAATCTTACCGTATGCTGTTGTATCTGTTATTGTAACTGCTGCAACTCCTGTATATACGGATGGGAATAGAGTTCCAACTGGTACTTTAGCAAGTTGATATTGTGAATTACTTGCAATATCAGAAATAGTTACACCTTCTGGAGTTCCAGTTTCATTTGCAACAAATACGTAATTATTATTTGTATCAATCTCAGTAACAGTCACTGTCCAACCAATACTAATACCACCAGATTGAACCTGTAATACATCACCAACATTAAATGTATCAGTAACACCTGTATCAGTAATTAACTGAACATATGTAAGTCTTGTAATTTGTCTACCGTGTACATACTCACCAAAATTAGGTAGAGTAACAAAAGATTCAATTTCAATAATTTGATCAGTAACAGATCCATAGATAACATCTTGGGGTTTAAACTCTCCAGTTACTGTGGTGATGTCGTAAGTGATTCTACCACTCTGATTATCAATTAGTGCACCGTTATTGTTTCTAACAATTAGAGCAGTTGCTTTAGATCCAGTATCTGTAGAGAAGAACTTATCAGTTGCAATAAATTCACCCTGACGGAAATTAACAAGAAGTCTATCGTGCTCATCAGCAAATGTACAAGTACCACCAGATGTAACACCTTCTATAGTATCACCTGCTGTAAATGTTCCATTGTAATCAATCAACTTAATATATGTCTCGTTATCAGTAGCAAGAACCTTACCAGTATTTTGAGTAGCACCTTGAACAACAACTGTCTCACCATTCTGAATCTTGATTCCAGTTCCACCACCTTGTGCAGAGAATGTATTACAGGTCATATATTTTGCCTGATACATAATATCTGCTAAATTATCTTCCATACGAACTATCTGAGCAGTAGCACCAGATGTTCCACCGTAGATAACATCAGCAAGGTTGAAACCTGCTTTGATTGGTGTTGGTACATCACGTGTTCCATAAGTTGTAGGTACACGATCTACACCTGGATCTACTTCAACAGCGAGTGTATGTAACTGTGATGCTAGACCTGGACTTAGATATATTGGTTCTCCATCAATATATTCTGTAAGAACTATCTTATTAGATGTTGAATTAGGATGTACATAATAGGTTGTTCCATCAAGTTCTGGAATATTAGATCCTAGAACAATATAAGCAACTCTATCATATGGTTCAAAGTTATTAGCAACATTAATAACTCCATCATAAACAGCAACACCTGCGTCAAATTGTGTTCTTAAGTATGTTGTTGGGAATTGTGAGTATTGTAACGCAGTTAATATTAAGTGGAATAATTGATGTAACTTATGAGATGCAGTTGCAGTAGGACGTAATTCTCTATCAGGATTAGTTCCATCAAGTGAATAAAGAGGTTGGTTAGCATTTACACCAGGATCAGGTGCAGTTCCTTTTAAGATATGATCCATCAACTCTTTAATCATTCTTGCGTGATAAAGAAGACGAGTTCTAAAGAGTGTTGGGTATGCTACGAAATTACCATCAGCATCAAACCAAGAGTTAACTAATTGTAAAGTCCTAGCATTACCATTTGTAATGAAGTCATATACAATCGCTTTTTGTATTGGTTCAGCAAACGAAGCATCTCCTGCATAACCAGGATATTGATTTAAAGTTTTCTCATATGATTCTAATCGAGTATATGTGTCATTGTATATTAATAATCTTGCAGATTGTTTATACATCTCTGTGCCACTTCCAAGACCGTGAAGAAGTGTCTTGAATAGTACGTGTGCAGCAGATGTGACATCGTAACAAGTTCCACCTTTATATACAGTGTTGTTAGTGACAGGTGCAGTTCTGGTTATAGTTGCAAGATGACTACCATTTCCTTGAGCAGCAGTATCAATAGTATTAATAAGTATCTCCCAAAGGGTATTAATCGCTGAACTCTGTGTGGTGCAGTTTCCGTTACCTGCTGAATCGTAAGTTATAGAAACGTCACGTCTAATAGCACGTTCACCTGTAAGTGGCCATTCGAGTGGTAATGTTCTCGTAATTCCATTTAGATATGCTGTAGGATTACTTGTATTACTACTATCAAATAGATTGATAGGAATACCCATTAATGTTGTTATAGACGCTGCTTCATTTACACAACGAACTCCACCACCACCAATAATAAAGGTTATAGCATTAGTATTAGCACTTACAAAGTTGTGAGGATGATTACCACCATAAGATACAGCACCAGAAACAGCACTTACAAATGTATGTGGATATTGTTCGTTTGTAGGTGCAGGGTTTACATTAACCTTAATACGTCCATTCTTAAATCTAACACCTCCAGGTGCAGCAGATATGAATGTATGAGTGTAATTTCCACCTGCACTTATTGCATTTGTTGCAGCATTTACAAATGTATGAGTAGTTACGTTAGTAGATGGGATTCTTCCAGATGCTAAAACATTAACTGTAATAGTTGTTTGACCAACTGCTTTTACTTCTAAAGGAACATCATATGCTCTATCTTTCTTCCAAGTAATATTATTTGTAGCAGAAGAAACATATGTGTGTGGTGTTGTATTTGTTGAAGGTATTCCAGTAGATAATAAAACTTGAACTTTAAATGTATTTGCAGTTACATCTGAAATTTCTAACCAAGAATTAGCAGCAGGGTCAGTAGCACGTGGATATGTATGATTTGTTTGATTGTTATCTTGACCACAAGTAAATGTTAGAGAATCAGTTGCAATCTTAATTTGATCACCATTCGCAAATCCGTGTTGAGGAACAGTCAACTGCATCATACCTGTAGTAGGTTCATATACAGCAGCAGTGCTCTGATGTATTGTAGTTGTTGTTCTAGGATATGAATGCTCAGTAGCATTATTATCTTCTAAACAAGTAAATATTAATGAATTATCAGCAATCTTAATGTGTGATCCAGGAACAAGACTGTGATTACCGATTGTGATAACCATATCTCCTGTAGTAGGACTGTAAACAACATTTGATGGAGTATAATTTAGAGTATTTGTAGAACCAACGTTTACATCAAAAGTATTTGTAGCAACGTTGCTGATTGTTAGATACTGGTTTGATGCAGGATCACTAGCACGAGGATAAGAATGTACACTATAGTTGTTATCCATTGTACAAGTGAAGTTCAATGAATTATTAACAAGTCTTATCTGATCACCATTACTAAATCCGTGTTGAGGAACAGTCAGGGTCATAGCACCAGTAGTAGGTGAATATGTTGCTCCTGTTGCTGTAAACGCAGAATCACTAATTTCTAAAACTTCTAATGATTTACCACTAGCATAGTCAGTAGGACGAGGATATGCGTGGTTAGTAGTATTACCATCTTTTGTGCAAGTAAATGTTATTGCATAATCTTGAGAGAACTTAATATGTCTTCCAACATTAAGATTATTTGTACCAATATCTAAGAATAGATTACCAGTTGCTTCTTCATATATTGCATCAGTAACATCGTGAGTTCCGTTAGCAGTAGTTCCTACATTTACTGTAAATGTATTTGTAGTAAATGCTGTAACTGGTAATAAAGCACCGCTAGAAGGATCTAATGGTCTTGGATATGTATGGTTTGTTGCATTACCATCAAAATCACAAGTAAATGTTAATGAGTTTTGAGCAAGTTGAATACTATCACTTGTAGTTAAGTTATGACCATTAACAGTAAGTCTTAAATTACCTGTAGTTGGGAAGTATTCTACATTTGTTGGAGTTAAGTTACCAACTGTTGTATTAGTACCATCAATAGTAATACTAGAATCATATATTGCACTTCCTTCTGTTACACCATTAATTGTAACAATCTGCTGTCTCATTATTTGTATTGCAATATCTCTTGCTTGTTCAAAGATATATTTAACTTCTGCTGCTTGGTTACTAATATGCTGTATAGCATTTCCAACTGTAATATAGAACTCACTTGAATACCACATACGGTTGTTACCACCGTGCTTTAAGTTGAATACTAATGCTTCAAGTAAATCTACAACGTCATCAACACAAGACTGATAATTATAACCACCAGAGAATGCCAAATTAGGATACTGAGACATACCACGACCAACAGCAGTTGTAGCGATAAATCTTATATTATTTTCAATTTCATTTGCAGCATCATAGTAACCATTGGTTGTAGCATTATTATAGTAATCAGGTCTCTGTATTGCTTGTCCTAATCCACCTGTTGCTGCCTCACTCTCATAGGGAGTAAACCCTAAACGGTTTCTGATGGTTAGGATTGACATATCTCTTGCTAACTTAAACGCATAGATTGTCTCATCAGATTGATTAGTTACGTGACTTAATGCTAAATCAGTATTTAAGTATAAAGCAGCAGCATCATATGTCTCGCTGTTACCACCAAAACGTAAATCGTGTGCTACAGATTCGATGATGTCAACAATATCATCTTCACAGTTAACTTTACCACCTGGAACTCTAAACTTCTTAGATTGTGCAAACGATGTTTTAGTTAGAATATCAACTGCTTCACCTGCAATGGTCTTAGCATTTTGCTGTAAAAGATTTGCAGCGTCAAGATCTCTATCAGATCCAGTATATGCTTTAGGATCTATTGTAATAGTATCGTCACGATAAACAGACTCATCTGTGTATAACATCTGATAGTAATCAGAGAAATCAGCAGCGACTTGAGCAGGGTTCTCATTTCTACCAATTAATAAACCTTGTATTGCTTTTTGTGCTAACTTCTTAGCATATTCAATCGCATCAATCATTGCAAGCAATTCATCTTCAATATAATTGATATTAGTCTCATTATCGAGATAACTATCAATCATTGCTTGAGTTTCAAAGTTACCACCTGTAACCAAGTCACCTGCAATAGCAGGAAGTATATGATCTCTAATATCTCTTACACATTTTGCTCTATTAGGTATTGTTAGTTTATTTACTGTTGAGAAACCAACTTGTACTTGATATTTGTTTTCAATATAATATACTGCTTCATCAGCGATTGCTTTTCTATTAAAGTAAATTAAATCAGCACCATCTCTAAATCTATGACCTGTAGGACCTATAACATCTAATAGATCATCTACAAGAGTCATAATATCAGTTTGTATCTGTGAAGATGCAGGAGATGCAAAATAATTAGGAACACGAACTTTAGTTGAATAAGTTCCTTCTAAATCTGCTTCATCTAATGTAATTACATCAATACAAAGTTTTGCAACTTCTCTCCAAGTATAGATTGATTGTAATTGCTCACCACCAATATGTTGTAATGCACCAGATCCTTCAATGTAAGCACGACCAACAATGGTTGTTTGGAAGTTACCACCTGATATAAGATCGTCAATTATAGCAGGAATAATATATGATTTAGTATCACGTAGACAAACATTAGATCCATAACCACTCATACCACCATCACCAGGGATGACAAAATCAGGGTATCTATACTTAAGACGACCAACTGCTTCTTCAGCAATATAGTCAATATTCTTACGTATAACTTCAGCACATATTCTATATTCTTCACGACTAAGATCAACACCTTCAGTTGTAAGTTCAGAACGCCATAGCTCAACTTCATCAGCAGTAGCAGTAGATATTATATGATTAACGTATGTTGCATATACTGCACTCTGTTCCATAGGGAATGGTGCTTCACCAAGAAGTGCGAATGATACATCTGTACTATCGTTAAAGATAATAGGGGGAGTAAAACTACTATTGTACTGGGAAATTCCTTTGCGGATTATAAGATTATCAATCCAACCATTGAAAGGATTACCATTGTTCCATCCTGCACCAACAGTAATCTTACTATTTGCATTATAATTGTTTGTATCAGTGTATGTACCCATCTGCTGACCATTTACAAACAGTTTAGTAACACTTGTAGAACGAGATACTGCAATATGATACCAGTTATTGATTGTAGTAATAGCAGAACTAACAGTAATTACATCACTAGCACCTATAGATAAGCGAAGTGACTGACCAGACATCAATATACCTAACTTAGTGTCAGAAGATGACTCTCTAAGATCAATAAGTCTCTGTGTGCCAGTAACAGAAGCAGGACGTATCCATAATTCCATTGTATAGTCACCAGTAGCAGCATCTGCTCCATCACCAAATAATACAGCATTACTTGATGGGAAAGTAGCATATGAACCAGATCCAGTAAATCTAAGTGAACCAGAATCAGTTTTAAATGTTAATTTATCTTGAGATACGTTTGCATATGTAAGTTTAGAGTTGGTTATGTACTCACCTGCTTGTAATACACCACTAATCTGTTTAGAGAAGATCCACTTGTTACCTGCATTAGATCCAATAACATCATATGTTGCACCTGATGTAACTGCTCTTACAGTATCACCAAATACAAAGAATCCACCAGATGATTTATCTCTATAAGCGTGTTTAGCACAACGTAAAGTTTCTCCATCCACAAAAGCATAAGGAGGAAGAACACGAGGTACATTAGTAATTGCCCACTGATATGTTGCAGGAGTGCCACCTGTAGGATCCTCTAGAGTATCAGTAATGATTCTCATATAGGATGTTATAGCATTTGCCTGATTAACACAACTGTTAGTATATCCTGCATACGCTCCAGAAGGTGCAGTCTCAGTTACTGCTGCTTCAAATGCTGCTACTGTTCCTGGAGATGCAGTTGATCCAAGATTAGTAATCAAAATATTCATTAGTGTAGTAATTGCTGATGCAACTGCCTGACAAGTTGGGTTTGCAGGATCAGCGGTTATAGATGTATCAGTTACTTGATTCCAGTTATGAGATCCTGCTTTTGTCCAAGCATTATTTCTCATTACTTCAATAGCAATATCTCTTGCCTTAGTAAAAGCATCTACAATAGTATCTCTATCACCAGATGTTACACCATACTGTAGAGTTTTCTTAGTTGCTTTATATACAAAGTTATTACCACCGTGTGCTAAGTTATAAACCATCGCTTCAAGAACATCAACAATATCAGATAAACAATGAACATCTCCACCTGATACGTTATATCCTGGATTTTGTGTTTTAGCATAATGTAATGCTTCATATGCAATGAACCATTTATTAGCAAGAATTAAATCTCTTGCATCACCGTGACTATTGCTTATAACAGCAAACTCTTCTGTGATAGTAGGATCTCTATATTGAGGTAGATTAGTGGTAGTTGTATTAATAACTTCATTGCGGATACACTGTATCGCTAAATCACGTGCTTTGTTAAATGCGTATATTGTTTGTGCTACTTCACCATCAACGTGATATATTGCATTACCCTGTACATATGTACTAGCAGCATCCCAGATTTCTGAGTTACCATCAACTTCTAATTGATATGCAACAATATTTAAAATATCTACAATATCATCTTCACAATCTCTATCTCCACCTAATGATGGAACTACAAATGATGGGAAAAATGCCTTCATTAATCCAACTGCTTCTTCAGCAATGAATCTAGCATTCTTTCTTATCAATACAGCAGCATCAAATGAACGTTGATCGTCTACACCTACTAATGAAGCGTTATCATAGTAGATTTGTTTGTTACGTATTGAGTCACCTGCTACAAATTGTGATCCTGACAGATAATTATATCTAATTTCTTGGTTTCTTACCTCTTCAAAGTCTAAGAAGTCTTGGTTATTAGCAGTTCCCTCTTCATATAGTTCTTCTGGATTGATAACTGTCTCAGAAATATTGTCTAAGATAGTATTTGGATAGGTAATTGAAGGAACACGTTGGAAAATTAGACCAAAGAATGATGATGGAGGTGATAAATCAACAGTATCAATGATTTGTTGAGATACATCGTCTGTATATGGTGCAATTACAGTAACTCTTGCAGCAATTTTAGATGCAGCAGAGTATATTGTGTCGTTAAATTTGATATTAAAGTCACCAGTTTCAAATTCAGATGTACCAGATGTACGAGAAACTACCAATCTAGCGTCTACAACACCATCTCTAAGGTTATTTTCTTCAATAATTGCAAAATCACCTTGTAAATTTGTTATTCTTTCACCTTGTTCGTAAATTGTTTTGCTAGTTAAACCAGTTACAGCACTTAATGTACCATCAAATCCACTAGATGACGCTAAAACATTGTCACCAATCTGGAAAGTACCTTCTACATCGATAACATCAATGTAATCTACACCACTATCAATGACAGTTGCAGTTCCCTCGTTCTGTAAAGACCTTACAGGTTTACCTGTTTGTGGGAAAATACCAGATGTTGTACTAAATGTATATCTTATAATATTAATTTGAGAGAATGTAAGATTTCTAAACTTAATTCTTGATGGTGCTTTAGGTGGTTCTGAGAATACAACAGATGGACCAGATGTTGTGAATGCAGTTCCAGGTGACTGGGCAACACCGTTAATAAGAATCAATAATTGATCATCAGTTGCAGTTACAGATTCACCTTCTACAGTCAATGGGAATTGTGTTTTAACACCATTAAAGTCATTATCAATATTATCAAGTTTTTTAACAATAGAAGTTAAGATTTCTTCAGAGTTAGTAAGTCTTCTTTGTCTGAATAATACTTCAGTGTTATTAAACTCGGTATATATTGGTTGTGAGTTAGCAAAAGATGTAATCTGATTAATATTAGTAGCACTAAAGATATTAACTTCTTTAACAAGATCAGATACAACCTTTCTTCCTGATATATCTTTACCTGCTGCAAGTGCCAATTCACCAAACATATTGAATCCAACTGGGTGATTGGTTTCAAGAATACTCTTTCTCCATTCGTTAATAGGAGTTTGTGATTTAATAACGTAAGAGAAGTTCTGATAGAAGTAAGAGTCTTGAATTTTCTGTACAATTTCAGATGGTTTACCAATGTCATCAATAAACTGACCAGTAGTGGTTGTCATTGAGTCTATATTCAATGTACCACGAGCAATAGATAAGTTATCAATCAAACCAGATGCACGAGATACCTGTGCAGTTACACGTTCTCCAACAGTCCAATTTCCGTTATAGTTTTCAAGTTTTAATATACGAGGACCAATCTGCCAACCTTCATTATCTGAAACGTAACCTGTTGCAGTAGCAGTTTCTAGGGATGAACCTTGATATACAAGTTCTCCTTTTAAGAAACGAGATGTTTGTACAATAGCAGTTGCTTGACCACCAAATACTTCAGTAAGAAGAATCTGACGACCATCACCTTGAGTTAAGAATGTAATAAAGTTACCAGACTCAGCATCAACTTGTGTTAGTGCTATTCTAAGTTGGTCTGCTTCAAGTGAATTTGCCTCACCTGCAATAGCATAGTAAGTGGTTGTAGAACTTAAACTAACCAAACCTGCTGAACTTGGTTTTGGTAGAACACCAACTGTAGATCCTAAATCTTCTGCTCTAAGTTGAACAGCAGCACCAGTTGTAATACCGTGTGGGAAGTTAAACTGTAAATATCCTAAATCAAGGTTTACAACATAGTTAAATTCTGACTTAAGTGTAACTGATGGTTCAGAACTATATCCAGATCCAGGATTTTTAATTATTATTTCAGATAGTCTATTATTTTTAACAATCGCTTCTGCTTCAGCACCTGATCCACCACCACCTTCAATAACAACTCTAGGAATTGATGTATAACCAGAACCAGGATCTGTAACCTTAATTTCAGAAAGTATAGCAGTATTAAACAACTGAAGGTTTACAGGGAATGTAATCTCAGGTCTTAGTGTATAATCGTGAGAATAACCGAAACCAAATTCATTATTTTTAAGTTTCTTAATCTTACCAATACTTGTACCTTGTAAGAACACAGATGCACCAGATCCCTCAGCAGGAATTACAACATCAAGTTGTCCACCAGAACCTTGTAATAGTGATCCCAATATTCCTGGAATAGTATCAATATCAATAGATGCAGTAGTATATCCTTTACCTGGAGATGTTAATTCAACAGCAGTAATAACACCTGTTAATTCACCATCATCTGCAACTGTAATATTACATAGACCACCTTCACCATCTCCTGCAATAGGAACATTATAATAGATGCCATTAATGTATTCTGTACCACCAGATATGATACGTATTTTCTCAATTTCTCTATCAGATGATATATCAGTAACAATAGGTAATTTTTGATAGAAACCACCTGGGTTTACCAGTTTGATACTTGCAATAGGACCAATCGCTTTTAGAGAAGTTGTACTATAAGATGCTCTTGTAAGACCTGTTTCAGTTGTTCCTAAAGGAGCAGTTGTTTTTTCTGGTTCTACAAGAAGTGGGAATGTAAATTCTGTATCTGATAATATCTGATTAATATTAAATGTTCCTTTATAAGGAGTTTCTATAACGTCAATAAATGATGCTTCACCTACAGGAGAGTTACTTGGAAGAGTTCTTGATGGATCGAAGTAATATGAAATATTGGTAACATCTTCATCAACAATAAACTTAACAAGTGGTTTAGGTGATGTTTGGTCAGTTAAACCTGGGATACCCTCTCTAACAATGTTTACAAAAGGATATTCTAATTTATATTGATTATCCTTAGAGAACGACATATAATATCCAAAATTAGATGGATCATCAAGGTCAAATATGTATTGATGTTTACGAACAAATAATAATTGTGGATGTTTAGCGTAGATATTAACACTTGCAATAGTAGAACTTGTAAATGAAGGATCTTGTACAGCAGTTGATCTTAAACGATATAAGAATCTTCTACTATCAAGAACCTCTTCTACAAAGAATGATCCACCATATTCAGTTGTTGTAAATCCTTCAACAAATATAATTTCGTTTTGAGTAAAATTATGCCTACTTGTAGAAACACAGAATACTAAATCTGTAAATGCTAGAGCACCAGTTGGAATAATATCTTTATCAAGATTCGATGTAAGATGGAATTTCTTAACTCCAACTAAACCTGATATTGTTATTATCTTTCCAGTAGCATCGAATGTTGCTGAAAGACCAACAGCGTCAGCATCAATGTTATCACCTTTAATAAATGCTGATCCCTCATATACTGCTTCAATTCTAATTGAGTAATCTGTTGCTACAAATGGTCTCCAAGAACCAAATTGATTTAATGTTCCACTAGAATATGAAGTATTTGCAAGATCTATATTAAAACTACCTGCATCACGAGTATATACCCAGTTTATATTTCCATCAGTTACTGTACCAATCGTATGAATAGGAGCACTAGCACCAGAAACTCCAGTAGAACCTGCTGTATAGATCTTACCTGCATTATAAACTTCATCTCCAGTTGTATAACTGAAGTTTGTAAACCATTGAGGTATAGTTGTTTCAACTAAAAATGTTTGATTAATAAGGTTTACATCATTTGCAGTTGATTTTAATTTCTTAGTAGTATCAAAATTACCAATAATATTACCAATATCAACCTGTCCTTGTGCTCCACGAACATTTACAATAGTACCGTATGCACTGACTACATCTTGTCCACCAATAACTGAATACTGTTGTAATATAGAACCTTTAGTAAAGTTTGCTGTTTGGTTAAATGTTACTGTCTTTACAGTATCAATAGACTGATATATTGCATCACGAATATAGAATTTAGGAATAACAGTAGTGCTTAGTAGTAGTTTTCTACCAAGAGGTGTTGGGATAGTAGCAGTTCTAGTCTCATATATCTGATCTGTAGACGTAAATGAGTAAGTTCCTTCAACATTATTTGATACAACATCAGCATAATCAAGTATTTGTAGACCCGCAGGACCTAATGTCCAATCTCCAGAAGTAATCACCTGGGTATTAAACGTAAAGTCGTTCACAGCGGCTGCGACTTGAATCTGCATACCAGTTTGAACGGTGTTTAATGTATATGTTCCAGTCTTAGTTTGTTCTCTATCTAACTTGTAGCAGAAAGCAGATACTGTTTTATTAGAACCAACTGCTTGTGCAGGAGTAAATGTATCACTATATTTTGCAATACCTGATACAGAAATATTATCTACCCAACCACCAATAGAACTAGCGACAACAGGAGATGATTTACCAAATAATAGTATAGATTTAAGTTGTGTATCTATAGTTGTACTTGTTACATCAATTTGTTCAACACCATTGATGAATACTTTATAAACGTAAGTACCAACACCAGGAGTTGACTTAACAAGAGCAACGTGTATAAATGCTTCGTTATTAAATGTTGTCCAGTTAGTTGTGGTTGTAGATAGGTAAGTATTAGAACCTAACTTTAAACGAACTTTACCAAAATCAGGACTTGTAGCATCACCTTCTAGTTCTACAACTGCATTATCACCTGTAGTAGGAGCAACATCAAAAATATTTGGTGTAGAACTTTGAGCATTGTATTGTGCTTGCCCAATAGCGATCCACGCTTCAATAGTATAATTTGTTGCTACATCAGCACCCCAGTCTAACGATAGTCTATTCGCAGCAGCACTGATATTTGCTGACTGTGCACCATATTTCCATTTAGAAGTATCTAATGTAGGATCTACAGACCATCCTGCTGTTAAAGTATTATTATATGTTTCATCTCCAGTTATAGTTGATTCAAAATTGAGTATTGCTAATTCATTAGATTCAATTTTATTACCTGCAATAATAGTATCACCAGAATTATCGTTACTAATTGTAGTTGGTTGGAAACCAATACCACTAACCTGTTTTACAGAAGCAGCAGTTAATATATTACTTGTATTCCAAGAAATCTTGAATATGATTGCTCTATGATCATTGAAAGCATATTTAACGTATGCACCAACATCAATATTACCAAATATATCAAATTTAACTCCAGTTGATTGTATATCTTCAAATACACCAGTAGGTGAAAGTAATTTAACAACTGATGGAGTTTTGTAATCACTAGGTGCAAACTTCATATACAAAACACCAGTATTCTTGGTATTAGAAATTTGGTATGCAGTTGCAGTTACGTATCTAGAACCATAGTCATCAATAGTAATTTTAGGATTAGAGAATCTATATCCAGTATTACCAAACTGTCTACTCCAAGAAACGTTAATAGTTACATTATCATAGTTAGTTTCACCAATAATAATTTCACTCGTTCCCGCAGGATCATTAACACCAACAAATATACAGGTGTTATCACTTGTAAATTTAAGGTCTGTTAATTGTTCTGATCCTGATGCAGTACATATCTTACGTTTTTCTTTAATAGCACCCTGTTCATCTAACAAAGCAATCCACATATCATCTGGATTTGGAGAGTTAGTATCTGTTGTACCACCAACGTATATTTGACCGTTATCATCTATAGTTAAGGATGATATATAATCTCTTCTTGAAGAACCAGATATACCTGCAATTTCACGTTGCCATACAGGAACAGCAGTAGGATTGTTCTGTGCATCAAATCCAGAGGTATATTTGGCAACAACTAGGTCTGGATTGTATGATAAGTTGACATTATTAGGAATTGTTTCACCAACAACGTAGATAGAATGTGGTGATGTGTTTTCAAGATAAATTCTGTTAAATACACAACGTTTATCTCCCGCAGCAGGTTGTAGTGGTGCCATTGTACGTGTCCACAACAATCTACCATCACTATTGAATTTTGCAAGTAATCCTGCTGAATCTCCATCAACATCATCTGCTTCACCGACAACATAGAATGTTCTATCATCAGCAGTAACAATATCTTTAAGTTTTACTATTTTCTCAATACCACTACTCTCATCTAATAATGTAAGAGCATAATTTGCTTTTTTATATCTTTGTGGATGACTTACTCTAACTTCTGGTGGATTGCTAGGTGTATATTCTGATCCAGAGTTAATAATATTAACTGTATTAACAGCACCAGATTCAAGTTGTACAAGTTCTAATTTAAAATCTTGACCAGTTCCTGTAACAATTTCGTAAGTTGGTGGAATATCATCATTATATCCAAGACCTTGTTGACTAATATTTACTGTTTCAACACCAGATACAACTTTTACTCTAAATGTTTTGTTTGTTTGATCAATAATAGGAATACTATCAACAATAATTTCATCATTAACTCTTAAATCGTGTTCACCAGTAGTTGTAATCTTTGCTAACGGTGAATCATTAACCATAGATGAAGTGTACTGACTGACATCAATACCTTTTACAGCATTTACTTTAGCAGATGCACCATATCCACCAGTTCCTGTATCGTCAAAGAACAACTTATCATTAACTTTATATGATATACCTGGGTTTTCAACTACAAATCCACTAATTTTAGCATCTTCAAATTTAGTAGTAGTATCAATCTCAATATCAACCTGTGATCTAGTAGATACACTAGGGTAGTAATCAAATAATTGCAGTACAGGTTCTTCTGAGATATAATTTAATTCGTTTTCTTCTTCTGTTGATATAACACCATCTCTGTTAGTATCTTCTATTTCAAAGATAAACTCGTCACCTATCTCAGTTACAAGAGTATCTGTATCTTGGTTAGGTGTACGTTGAATATCAATGTCAACATCTTCATAAGGATCACGGAATCTAACAACATCAAGAGGAATATTGGTTTGTACAGCATCTTGACTATAGTTCCATTCGTCAGGTCTTGAATATAATTGTGGTCCACAGACATATGGGAATACAGGTAAACCTGCTTCTGATGCGTCAATGGAAACAAAATAAGCATAAGTTCCTTCAGGATATTCAGGTGTCTTACAATATCTACCATTATACTGATCTAAATCACCTGCTTGGAACACATACTCATAATCTTCTATATAAGTTCCTGCGGGTTTGTCTGATAATAGTGGTCCATCAGCACGAACTGGATTTGGATTGGTTGCACTGTCAAATAATAACGCAGGTTTTACTCTGTAAGAAGATACACATCTCTTAATACCAGATGACTGATCAGCAGCATCAATATAACCATATGGTCCGTATATTGGGTTTCCATCAAATGCCCAACCAATAATAGGAGAGTGTCTTAGTCCTGCTGAAAGTTCTCTAAGATTTCCTGATGATGGATCTTTAAATACATTATCACCAAGAACATAACGTAATTGTTTAGGATCTGATAAATGTGCATATTCACCACCATATTGTGTGTTATATCCTGCAAATACATAACCACGAGAAGGATCCATTAGTCCTGATAGTTCAGTTTCTAAGTTCTGTGTCCACTCAAATACATTTGCAGTAAATGATGCACCTTGACCAATAGATTCACAACGAATAGTTGTAAGACCAGTTGAATATCCTATACCTCTGTTCTCAACAGTAATACTTAAAACACGTCCTTTATCTTCACCAAATGTTCCTATGGTTGCTTTTGCAATAGCACCATAACCATCACCATTAATAATTACATTAGGAGGAGATGTATATCCACTACCTGAGTTAATAATAGCGATTGATACAATACGACCATTGATAATAATTGGTTGTGCAACAGCACCTTCACCAGAATTTAATTTAATATTAGGTGCAGTTGTATAACTTGATCCTGCTGTATCTACACTAATAGATTGAATAGGACCTCTTACCTCGGCAGTAGCAGTTGCACCTGTTCCATTGCCTCCTGAGATGCTTACAGTAGGTGCTGAGGTGTACCCTTGACCAGGTGTTTCAACAAGAACTTTACTTACAACTCCATTTGTAATAACAGCAGTTGCAGTAGCACCAAATCCACCTCCACCAACAATAGAAACTAATGGGGATGAGGTGTATCCAGAACCACCTGCTGTTACATCAACATTAAATAAAGAACCATTTACAACAACACTAGCAGCAGCACCAGATCCACCACCACCACTTATTTCAATTAATGGTTTAGAAGCAGCGTCATATCCTTCACCTGCATCTACAATATCAAAACTTGTAATTCCACCAAATTTTGTCTTAATTTGAGACTTATAAGACCAAACAGCAACACCATTTACCCAACATCCAATAGGACCAAATGATAAATCATCACGACGTGATACAGTATCAACAATTCTAGGAAATCTACTTAACTTTCTTTGGTTTCCTGGGAGTAGAGCAGACCCAATGAACGGACCAACTTTATAGTTTGGAATACCTGTTGTAGCAATATAAGAGTAATTTGAGTTGAAGAACGTATTTTGTACATTAGTTGTAAATTGTGCGATAGAGTTATTGATTGATTCTTCATCTGATTTACCTTTATTAAGGTCAACAGACATCAAAATGTTACCTTGAGGTGAATTAGGTGCAGGAGCAGATATTTGATATGAGAATACAGTAGCACTAATACGAGAAGTTACAGAAAACGTACCGTTAAATATCGTTGGGTTTGCACCATAGATTGTTACAGAGTCACCAACAAGAAGACCGTGATTATTTGTAGTGTAAACAGTTGCAGTCTGGTTATTAAGACCACCTGGTTCAATATTGTTTACAGAGATTAATTTTTTAACATTATATAACCAAGATGTAACTCTCTGATCTGTAGATGAAGAACCAAGAGATGCTACGTTTAATTTGTCACTAGGAAGATAATATGAACCAGTATCAGTAAGAACTGTTCCTGTTGCTTCAGCAATACCAAGAACACGTAATTTTACTTCAGTATCTAGTCCTCTATTGATATAACAGAAAATATCAGAGTAAATTGGAGTACCAGAATCCCAATCTTCTACAATACCATTTTTAGAACGTGTACACTCAATAAACTGGTTTAATGATTTTTCTTTATATTGTATTCTTTCACTATCACCCATAATGATGATACCGTTTCTTTCTGGCCACCCAATAGTAGAGTCAACAGTTATAATAGACTCAGTTGTCGTTAGTGGTTCTACAAGAGTGGTTTTATAAGGTATTGAGAACTTACCTTCTAAAGTTTCCTCAGATATTGATAATTCATAGATTGTTCTATCACCAGTGTTGATTGCAATAACGTTTTCAACTAAACATACAGCATTTCCAACAGTTGTATCTACAGCATCTGCATATTGGAATAATTGAGAGTCTAAAATATCAACTGGATTACCACTTATCAATTCAACACGAATAATAGTGTCAACAGACCAAGTTGCAGCAGATGGTTTGATTAATTCATCTTTTGGATATGAAACATCAACATTTTCAGAGAATAATATTTTAAATAAGTATTCTGTAGCAGTTTTTGTACCTTTAGAGACATAAAAGTCTTTAATTGTCTTAACAATCTGTGGAGCGTTGATTGTAGTGTAATCAATATCAGCATCAGGTAAGAATTGATTTACAAAACGTTCATATAGTGTTTTTGCAAATAAAGAATCTAAATTTTCTATAGAAGTTCCAACTTCGTGTGAAGATTGAATACTTTGTGCTTCATTAGTAAATACTTGGTTTCCTCTAATATCATATGAAGAAACACCAGAAACTCCTCTTTTACAATTCTTAAATTGTGATGGTTGATATTCAGAACCGTGTGAATGAACTGTAAAACCAGTTATTTCTTGAAATCCAACATCACAAGACGCTGCTGCTGCTTTTGGACTTGCGATAAAGACTTGTGGAGGTTCAGTATCAGAATATCCATCACCAAAACTTGTTATATTAATATCAGTAATTTCACCATTGAATATTGTTGCAACAGCAGTTGCTCCAGTTCCACCTATTGCTTCACCAGATAAATTCTTTCTATTATCAACAATATAAACAGATGGTGCATCATTGTAACCAGATCCACCAGTTAAAAGTTGAATATCAGTTAATTTACCACCAGATACCTTAACATCAAGTATTTGAGCACCTATAGGATCAATAATACGACATCTAGGAGGAGTTACATATCCTCTACCAGGAGAAATCATTTCAATCCTGTCTACTCTGCTCTGATCATCTAAAACTGCTATGGCAGATGCTCTAATACCAATAGGATCAACAGGAGCATCAATATAGACTTCTGGAGCAGTTGTATAATGTAATCCTTTAGTTAATACTTGGATAGATCCATCAACTACCTTTCCTTCCGAGTCAATTTGAGCATCACTAATAGTTGCACCTGCTGCATTTGTAAAACTAATGGATGGAATAGTGTCATATCCAGATCCAGATGATTGTACGTTAATTCCTGTGACTTGACCAGTAGCATCATCAACAGTTACAGTTGCTTTTGCTATAGAACCAGAAGGATCTGCGGGTGTATCAAATACAACTACAGGAGGGTTAGCAGAAGTATAACCTTGACCACCATCAATTAATTGTACATTCTTAATACCATTTACAAGTGCTTCAGCAGTCGCTTCTTTACCAGTTACACCTTCTGGAGTAAGAATAGTTACTTTTGGTGTGAAATTAATTCTATAATCTTGACCACCATTTTTTACAATTAAATCTGTAACTTTATTATCACTAACTCTAGCAATAGCAGAAGCACCTTTACCAAATTGAGGTGCAATTAGTTCAACAGACCTTACAGTAATCTTATCATTTAAAGATACTGCTTTTTTTAGTATTAAATGATCATTATAAACTGTGTAGTCAGTAAATGGTTCTTGAACCACTCCATTTACAGCAATCAAACAAGATACTGTAGATAAAGGTGTATATACAACAGTGTTTAACCTTAATGGAAGTATTTTTGCACCTACAAGGTCGTCAGTTATATTAATTACATCTAAAACTCTAACAGGAACACTTGTATAACCTATAAGATATTCAATCTTAGTTACTGTAGTTGATCCTGCAAGGTTTGCAGGAGGAGTTTGGAATCTAATGTTTGATCCATCAAGAAAATAATCAACATTAGGTTCTAACTGCAAACCATTTATTATAACACGTAAATACTCAACAGAACTTGGTGTAATTGGAGTTCCAAGTAGTTTTAATTGGAAACTTGTTTCAGTTCCATCAAATAGAGGTCTTATATTTTCTAACTCTTGTATTTTCTTATCAAATTCTAACTTATTGACACCTGGAGTAAATACAACCTCTGGTGATTTAGTTGTTTCTTCATAAAAAATAATTTCATTATCAATCTTTATTGTTCCATCTTTCTCAAGAAAATTATCAACAGTTTCTACAGTAATATTTTGATCAGTAGCACCTATGCGATCTAAAACAATAGATGATGAAGAAATAAAGTTAGGATCATATTCGTCACTTGAAATATCTGTATAACTTAAAATATTGTTTAAAATATCATACGGTTTACCACTTTTCTCCTGTGACTTGTAGTATTGTACTAGCAAGTCTACAAAAGACTGATCCTCTTCTTTTATAAACGCAGGGATCTGGTCCTGTAACCGTTGGGATACCTTAACTGACTTCATCTCTTATTATTTTTGGTGCTTAGAAGCAAGTGTCAAACTCAGGGTATTCAAATACCGTGGTTGGATAATCAATTATATTTATCGAGGTTCCGTCAAAGTTAATTGGAGTAAAGTCTAACGGATCGAAGTTTGGAATATTAGTTCCATCAATGGTGTAATCTATAGTAATTACTTGTGGGTTGAAAATAGTAGGATCTACACCAGTTCCTATATTTACATTACCACTATCTAGCAGAACTGTAACAGGAATACGTGTTGTTCCATCAGGAGTACTTGCTACGTCTATAGGACCTAAACAAACTTCTCCAGTTTTATAATCTACGGTTCCAACACCAGATTTAAGAATAACTTCTTTTTCATCAAGTTTTGTAACCATTATCAAACTACCTCTACCATCATCTCTTACGTTTACTGGTAAAAGTGCACTAGCATCATTTTCTACAAATGTACTGATACTCAATACTGAGTTTGTAGTTAGTTGTTGAGATGATACAGCAAGATCTAGTAAATTTTCTGTATAACCTGTTGAGTAGAATGTACCAGTCTTTACTGATGAGAAATTAGGACTACAAGTTATTCCTCCAGATGAGTCAGAAGGATTACCTGCACCAATATCACCAGGATTAACTATGGAGTTACCAAAGTCTACACACTGAGTAAATGTGCTTCCAAATGGGAATCCTGTAACATTTAAACCAAGAGTCATAGTGGTTTGATTACCAACTATGGAATTTTGTGACTGGTCGATCATTGTTTGGAACGCAGATCTATCAATTCTTCCATTAAATCTATTTGCAGATCCTTGAGTATTGTACTCATCAATAGCACCTAGAACTCTAGAAGCAAGTTCATTATTAGAAAGTGTTGTTGAAGTACCATCAAAGAACACATAAGTCTTAGGACGTATGTATAGAGTTGTAGGATCGATAATAACTGGTTCGATCGCTGCCATAGAGTATTTCAACAAATCATTCTTAATACGCTTCTTAGTAGTTGCGTTTAATGCAGCACCAGACTTAGTTTTTACAGCAACAAAGACCTTTCCGTAAACTGGTGGATAGATTCTTTCTCCACCATATGCAGTAACAGACTTTGCTTGAGGATAAACCAGTTTAGTAATGTATTCATAGTCGGACTCCGTGACTGCTCTGTTTTGAGCACTGAATGCCCTTGGAGCATTGTACTTGATGGATATAACATCTTCTCCCATTTCACCGTCCTGAGAGGCATCTACGGTCGCTAGAGAGATGTTAGCAGATGATACAGCACGACCAGTATTATCTCTTACTTGACCTATAAAAGTAAACTTCTTACAACCATTTGCTTCTGGTCCATCTGTTCTAACATATTTCAGTCTTATAACCTCACCTGCAATTAGTTCTCTACCAATAACACCATCACCAAATATAATTGTATATCTTAAATCGTCAGTTTCTTCTAAGAAATATCCACGAGTTGTTCCGTCAACATTAACAATATTTGTAATTTGGTTATAAGTGTCAATCTCTTCACTCTGAGCGTTAGGTGAAATAGACACATAAAGTAAGTCTGTATCTATGTTGTCAACAGGAATTTCATATTTTCTTTTTTTAACATCAACAACATCATACTCATATGAAAGTAAGTTTCCTTGATATATGATTGTTTTGTTAAAAGATGCAATACCAGTCTGTTGATCTACCATTTGAGTGATCTGTTCTGGAACAGTAAATGTAAATGCTTGACCATCAACAGATGAAACAAATACATCACCCGCAGGAATAGTTACAGTAGATGGATAAGTGGTACTAGCACCAACAAATGTAGTTTGTACAGAAAAAGCAACACACGCTTTTGCTGCTTTTATTGATCTAGGTGTATAATTTAACTGTTTTGCTATCTTTACTACGTTGTCTCTTATTGTTGCTGACTCTAAAAATGCTTCGTTCATCGCCATATTAGCGTTGAAAGCAGAATAATATGTATTATATGCTAGTACGTCTAGTAGATATGAAGCAGCAGAACCTTCAAAATCGTAATCAGTGAACTCAGTTCGAGTTCTCATATAAGATTTGATAGATTCTTTTATTTCCGAAAAATCTAAAGAAGTTAAATTTGAGGGTATTGCGGGCATTTATATTGTCTCCAATAGGAAGTCAACAGTTTGTATCAAGGTTTCACCAACAATAGTATAGTCAAATTCAACACGAAGATTGTTTTCATCTTCTGGGTCATTAAAAACTCTAACTTGACGAACATTAATTCTTGGTTCTAGTCTTTTAACGACGTTGATGATTTCTTCTTTTATGTCTTGTGCTAGAAAAACATCATATGGTTCAAATAATAGTTGTCTCAAACGTGATCCAATCTTAGGTTGAAATGGTCTTTCACCCATTCCAGTTAATACTAAATTACGTACTGATTGCTTAATAGCGTTTTCATTCTTAACCACAGTAAAATCTTCAGTATTCGGATTTGCTCTCATCTGAATACTGAAGTCTTTGAATTGTCTGCTAAGAGTTCGTTCTGCTCTGAACTTGTACGCCATTACTCAAAACTTTCATTTGTTTTAAGTATTTATCACGTTCGGGCATAGTTACTAACCATCCACCAGTTTTGATAAAATCTTCACTCATATCTACTCGAATCATTTACCTTGTCCTCGATAACGTTTTTTTGCTTTGTTACGAGAAGTTGCAGAATACTTACTGTGTTGTCCTCTGCCTTGTCGTGTTTTTTTAGGTTTGGATTCAATAGTTTGACCCATACTGAAAGTTTTTGCCATAGTAATAATGTAGTTTTATAAGAGGGCACTCCTTCTAAGTGGAGATCTTTTGTACTCCCTCAGTGTGAATGACTATAATCTATATCTATATCTATTCCTGACGCATCAGGAATCTCTGGCAAATCTTCTTCTTGCCCTTCTAACATTTCCTTCATCCATTCGTCAAAACTTTTCGTTTTAGTCTTTTCCATTGGATTAACCACAGAGAACAGTAGGTGAACCATAAGCAACAACCGATTTACACGGCCAGGATACTTTTGGTAATCCTGCACCTAATGGGTCTAGCATTCTGGCAACTCTTCTCTTAAGGGCAAATACTGTAAATGTAGTAGCGTTTAAAATTCTTTCGTGACCAATACCACCTTTATCTTCTATAGTCAACAATCCGCAAATTATTGGTGTTGGAATAATACACATTGCTTTTCCGCAGGGACACAAATAATTTATGATATTTGTAGTAGGAGATATGTGCGGAGTAAAAACATCCATCTCCAACATAATAGGAAGTTTATTTACTAATACTAATGATCTCTCAGGTGTCAATCCAGTTAGAGGAATCAATGGAGTGGGTGGCCACCAACAAGTTTTATCTTTTATCTCGATAGTAAATGGTATGGGTGGACTTCCGCAAGGTTGTTGAGCGTGAATAGTTGAAGGTATAGGAATCCCGTGCCCACTACAAGGTAGACCATTATGACTTGCAACTGGCATTGGTTTTCCCATTTTAGAAAGATGCGTCTGAATAGTCTTCTGCTTTTTCAAAAACAGCAGAGTATGTGAGTTCATCCGCAAAGTAGGACTTATATATCCTACCCCAGATGAGATCAAACTCTTCTTGGTTTAAGTTTTTGAATAAACACTTCTCGTTTAGATAGATGTGGTAAGTTGGAGTCATTAGTCGAACCTTAAATCACATTCATCAAAGTAAGGGTTTCCGTAGTTGTTCATTGTGTCATCTAGTAACTTTGTGCTCGCTGCGGAATAATTACGATAGAGTAATGTACCCTCGTAGGGTCCCATCTCTATATAGTTGTCCGCGTTGACTAAGTTTGGATCTATGGATATAGCAGCGTGTACCACTTGGTACAGAGCACTACCGTTTGTACCACTACACGCTTGTAATGGTGAGGAACTACACAAATCCGCTTGTGAAAGAGCACTTCCACCTCCATCATATCCCTTATTGACATCTAGCACTCCATCCGTGACAAAATTGTGCCAACACGGATTAGGTAACTTTCCTCCGCTACACGCTGCGATTGATACGGTGTTATAACCGTAAGTGAAGTTAGTACTTCCTCCATATCCGCTAACATTGTTTCCTATCCACGTTTGTAGTTGCCCTAACTCCGTCATTCCAGATAATCCGTAATCAAATGTATTTTCATCACCGCCAAGAGGAACAAATGCGTATTGACCTGCGGAGGTTTGATAACATCTACCCTCTGCATCTCCTTGGAAACAAGGATGTGCTTTTATTCCATTAGGTAGGTTTGTAATCTTCCTAGGACGTGTTAATGTGGGTGCAGGTAGTGTTTTAAGGAAATTGTTAAAAGCAGTGCTTACAGACGCTCCTGCACCGCTTACATCGCCTTCTATCTCCATAGATACACGTACCCTTGCAGTCTCTTGTTGACTAGCACAATACTTGTAAGGCATAAACCCAAATAATGACTTTTCACCATCAGCATCTAGTGTTACATAAGGACACGGTATGTCAAAGAACCTTCTTACGTGAAATATGTTTGGTTGTTCCCATTCTTCACACCCTTGCGGATATAATGACTCTATTCCACCCGTATCTGCGTTAACTTCATCAGATGTTTCACGGGACATTTGCCACATCTGCGATATTTCCGCGTTTCTTTCGTTAAAGTCTGGTGCATATCTCCGCACACTTGCAAAAGTAGTGTCTGTATCGTAAATATTATTAATATCACTCCATCCAGGTGCAACTTCTAGGTTAATACAGTTCTTTGGAGTAGATTCACAGTCTTTACTCATCTCTTCTGGGTTAACATCTGGCATATTAATGTAACTTGTGACTGTTCCTTCACTTCTAGGTTGATCATACTCAGGAATATCTTCTTCAAAGTTATCTAAATTGGCATTTACCTGCTCTTGCATCTCAGGATCTAATTGTCCAGTCTTTAAAGTTGAGTTATATTGTAAATCTAAATCTTGAACTTGGTTGTCTGTACCCCTTTCTTCTAGTTGTTCCTCATATCTTTCTGCAACTAATATCTTTGGTTGAGACGCAGGACTGTATCCTTGACCAGGATCTTCAATAATTACGTTTATAATACTACCTTGATCGTCTAAAACTGCTCTTAACTGTGCTTGTCTTAACGTTCCTCTAAATCCAGACTCGTTTTTATAGGATTCATTAAGAATAGATGCTGTTCCGTCCTTGGAACTTTGCTCTCCATCCTTAAAATCTGGGTCTTCTACCGCTTTTGACTGTAAATTTATACCTGTATCGTTCTTAAATATCTCTTGACGGAACTTCATATCGTCTGCAAACCCTTGTTCACGCAATGTTTC